CATATTAGACACACCCTCTCGTTTGGTATTCAAACAGAACGCAATTTTTTCGCCCTTATTCTCACTAAACGCGGTAAACTCACTGGTTGGGAGTGTTTCCATCACACGTTGTGGGTTGTATCCTTCTACGAGACGCTTCACATTATCTTGATCGCCGTGTTTTTTGTGGACAAAGTCGACCAACTCCTTGCATTTTACTGTAATGCGAGCAAGCATATCTGCTGCCTCCTGGAGTTTTTCGCGCTCGCGCACACAGTATTTATTTCCGTCCACGGTCGAAACAATACATTTCAATTGAAATGCATCAGAATCGTAATATATATATCCACAAATGACTAGAATACCTAGAATCAGGGTGTATATAAACATATCTATTTTATCCATTTATGAGTATATATATACACTCATAAAATCAAAACAAGATATTATTTGTTTCTAAACTCCTGCCCACATAGTTCACTCTGAAAATATTTAGGGGGCGCCGCACCCGAGTTCAAGGGGGACACGTGCTAGATCGGGTTCGTATGTGCTATTATTCCAAGGTCCCACGTTCTGTTTTGCGATGGTAGGATCGGAACGAAGCTGTAGGTTCGCGTTCTTCATGGTTTGTCCGATAGTATCCAAGCCAATGCGAGATACCGCGTTGAGCAAGTCGGGCATTTGTTGACCATTTGAGCTGTTAACGGGGTTTAACTCACTCCATTTGCTATTGTCGTCGCGGGGGAGAAGCTCATCGGGATTGTTAGTAGGAGCCGCCTGATAATCAGAAGCACCAGCGGTCGATTCAACAGATCCAGATGCATCTCCGAACTTCGACGGGCTCAATTTGTTCACGGGAGGAGTAGCCGTAGACATGACGTTACCGTCAGAATACATACCATCCTTTACCGCGACCTTTCCGTTTGAATAAGACATTACGGAATAAAGCATAATACAGACAACAATGGCTACAAACACCCATTTAGCATTTTCAGATTGGACGAAACTAGTCAGAGCCTTAAACATTTTCGTTTATATAAACGGTGGATAAAATTTTTACAGAACTATAGTTAGAATTCATGATATTACTAAATATATACGTCATTGGAAACTCCGAAGACGCTAGTCGAAGGAGTTCTGCACTTAACGTATGTTTTTATCCAAATATGAATATTAGTCTCAGGTTTAAGACAACTCTTTCGATTCAGATATATTTTCGTTTATTATTCATCGCGGTTAATGTGCGACAGAATCAGCATCTAATATATTATTAAAAAATCGATCTTCCTCGTCGCTCTCAATATCATCCAGATCATATTTTGTTTTAATTTCTCTTGCCTCTAAATAAGATTGTAGCGCCAGATTTCGTGATATGCGGGCCTTTTTACGGGCCTCCTTGTATAGTTCATAATACACGTCATTTCTAGATTTGATAGTTACATTTTCCGTTTCCGGAATATCTTCTAAATTAAGATTCATTTCAAATTGGTGCAGTTCACTAAATGGGTCGGAATCCATTTGCGACATATTCGATTTTATATCGATATTTGCGAAAGTATTATATGTATCTGGAATAGCATTTGCGATTTTATTAGCGTCGTCTGAGGTTGATCCGTAAAGTGCAGATTGCTTTGGTTGACCCACATTTTCGCCGAGAACAGTATTGTTCGGTGTATGCGGGTTCGCGTTCCGATTTGTGGTATCCACTAAAGTCGGTTGGTTAACAGTTTCAGTATTTAATTGTTCATTTTTACCTTCGTCGAAAGATCGACTTACGCTCGTGGGGGCAGATTTACTAACAATAATACATTTTTCGAACATATCTACTGGTGATAACGTCAACATTTGTTTCATATCAAATTCGATTTGAAAACTACGCGCAGAGCATTTGATGCCTTGTACTTCTAAAATAGTAACAATATTAGTATTGTCTGCGATTGTCTCTGGGTCGACTTCTTCCTCGTTTTCGTTGTATATTTTGAGATTAATTTTGCCTAAACGTGTGGGAATGTTTGCTCTGGCTAAATAATTTTTGCCGGATTTGTAAAGTTTTAAAGGGGATGCGAAATAGTTTTCAATGTCGGAGAGCTCCATATCTGATTCGAACCACTTTGCGCGATTTTCATAGATTTGTTTACATGTATGCGCTTCTAAATCCTCCATCCACTTTATTAAGTGAACATCTTGGTTTGAAAACATAAGATCACAATGCGCGCGTTTATTTGACTTGGCTATAGCGCCGCGCGTTAAACATTTGGGTGGTTGTATATAAAGCGAAGAACCTTTTATCGAGTATTTAATGAAGTGGTTTCCGCCCGCAATAACGGTAGGTGGTGTAAGCATAAGTTGGTCAAATGGGAACGATGCATCATTTATATTGTAGATCCCGTTCATTCCTGAGCAATTGTAATAATTTTATCGCATATTTCAAATAGCATTACTTTACGCGCTGCGAAGCGATTCGTCGCCGAAGAGAGTAGTCGAATAAGTTCGTAAAAATACGGTAGGATCCTTCTACATATATATCAAAAAATAGGAAATGAAATCGATACGTGATAGTTGTATTGAAATGCTGCAAAGCGAGGATACTCGCAAAAATTTGCGCGAAATTGTAAAGCCTATAAGTAATATGATTTATAATGAAGTATATCCATACATGTGGCTTTTATGTATTTATATTGTCGTGGTTACGTTCATTATCTTGGCGAACTTATGGCTATTGGTTCGAGTATTAAATCAATTGGGTGGATTATATGTATCTTCTGAAACTCCTATTATTATTTCCTCATGAGTTTTTGGAAAGGTATAAATATAAAAATTCATTTGTAACGAAAATACAAATGGATTCGAACAATAACGGTGAACAAATCATTCGCTTGCCGTCATCGGAATTAAATCGCTCACCATTATCGGTGGTTTCTCGGGGCGATATTACTACAAAAATCAAAAGGTGGGTTCAATTGGACTCCCAACTTAAATTGATTAACGAACGAACAAAACTAATGCGCGACGAACGAAGTAATTTATCGGATGAAATTTGTAAAGGATTGGATTCGGCTGGAATTGCGAATCGAAAAATTATTCTACCGGACGGCGATTTAAAAGTCTACGAAAAGAAGGAATATTCACCGTTAACATTTGGGTTTTTAGAACAACATTTAGGCAAAATTATGACGGATCCGCAACAAGTTAGTTTCGTCATTGATTATTTGAAACAACAACGGGATATCACGGCGACTCCGGATTTGAAACGGAGTTACAACCGTTAACTTCGGTTCGCTTCACATCACCTGCATTTTCGTCCAAACCTCGGTAGAAAACTTTGACTGGCGCCTACGTTTCACGTCCGAACACAAGTATCTAGTGATATTCTATATAATATGATTTCATCTGAAGGGTATCCGACATATTGCGCGGGCGGAAAATGTATATATCCATCAAGAAATGCGATTCGTCGTATGGAATTGCCCATAAACAATGAATATGATGAAAATTATCGCGAAGTATATGGAGATCAAAGTTCGCAATTTGAACGGTTTCGCGATTTAGGCATACCGATGTTTGTATTGCAATTTAAATCAAAACACTGCTCGGATACGACCAATCAAATAAATAGCGAAGAAGCCCCCGTGATATCTGATGAGATGTTCGATCGGTTATTCGATATGATTGGTAATACACAAGAGAAAAAATACACATCTAGAAGTTCAAGACGTCGAAGAAAAAATGCGAAAAAACAGACAAAGAAGGAAAAAGATTCGTCTCGGCGTAAAAAATAAGGGGACAAACCCCCGGTTTAGAATATTTATGTTCACTTAGGCCACGAATATCTGCATCATGTGTGTTGAGCGGCGTTTTTAGGACGCTTCACGCGGACGGATTTTGTAGGATTAAACATACAGCATATTGCTTTCATGGTGAGTTGTGGTTCTCGGGTAAAATGCATAAATTTCGTTAACGTTTCCATTCTTTGTTCATCTGGTTCGTATCCATATTCTTCATAAAAGCGCTCCATACAGTCATCGTTCGGGAAATCTACACGACAGTTTTCATTATCGATCACTCCGTCATATTCCGCGATTCGGTTTGCCCAGATGGGTGAAAATGATGCGAAATATACCCAATTATGATCGATTCGATGATATTCACATAATTTGGTGGGTGGAATATTATTATGTGAACTTTGAAATAATTCCACCAAATCTTTACGTGTCGAATATGTGCATACATTCTGCAATATTTTTCGAGCAGGTAATCCAATATCATGATTTTTGAATACATTTTGATATTTTAAAAGCGCGTCTGGTGAAATGCGAATTATAATTCGCGTTTCGTCGACACATTCTACATCGGTGTCTGCACGCTTAACTGTAAAATCTTGCACGACAAATTTTCGAGGAGCGGCCGTCATATTAATAGCCATACTCGCGGCTATATGTGCGCCCTCCGAAATAGATGTGGCCATTTTTCGTAAAATCGGTTCCAAGCGGGGATTCTTTGATCGAAAGAATTCAACATAGAGAACGATCAAATATTCGGCCAGTTCTTCTTCAAACCCGGAATAATACATTTCGCAAACCCAAAATAGAGTCTGGTCGACATCCTTATTCAGTACCGACATCATCAATGATGCCCACACATCCTCTTTGATATATAAATAGCGCGTTAAAATGAACACGGGTGGTAACATTATATGTTTTGATATAGAATGTTATTCGGAATTGTATGTATTTTAGTATTCAATTTTATCTATAAAACCATGTAGGCAACAGCCTAAGATGTTAATATCTAGACCAGTTATTTAAATTGAAACTGTTCAAGTTAACACTATCACGAACCTTGGAATTCTTATCCTCGGTCAAGTCGACATTAATGATATCGTATGGTTGTTCATATTTTGGAGGGACCCAATTAGCGGGCTGCTTGGGTTTCGGACCATAGCAGTTTGCACCAAATCGCACATATGGATTCGCAATGTGACCGCCATTTATACCTGGACGACCACATGCATGCTTTGATTTTGGATTCTGTTGCAATTTGGTCCAAGTGGCCTTTTGCGTGGGGAAATACGCCATTTGTCCGTCAGACCATCCGTAGTTGCACCATTCACCGCCATTTTGGTAAGAATTTTCGATCTGATCGTATGTTGCTAAAGTAGAATCGAATGCTTTGCACACTTCCTGTGCCTCTTCGTATGTATACAAGTTATTTGATACGTTAAATACTTGATTTGTATCACTGCATGATGCCGGACTGCTTACTATATTATTCATAGTGGTCGTCGTAGTAGACGACTGTGTCGACGGCGAAGCGGTTTTTGCTAGAATAGAATCATATACAGAGGACGTTGACGGTTGTGCATTTTTCAAATAATTCATAAACGTATTATTAAACAATAAACTTATTATCGGAATACCAAGAACATATTTAAAAAAGAACACAATCGCAAATGTAGCATAAAATATCCATATTTTGTGTTCAACCAGACTAACTAATGCCGGACTCGTTCCAGGAGCCATGGGCACCCGTAAAATATATACGAGTATGAAAAATATGATAGTAAACCAGACAAGTTCAAACAATGACCATGGGTCATCAAGCCATTCTTGTGTCCAAGAGATAAAATAACCAAGAATATTATCCTGATCAGATGCTTTTAGACTGGAATACCAATATACCATATATAATATCAAACTCACACCTAAAATTATATCGATCGTTCGACTATAACCCATTTGTGCAGCAGATGCTAGTCCTGGATCGCGTGTTGCGAATATTGCACTTCCTAGTTTATATACGAGATAAGAGACAAACACCCAAAACAAAATGGAGAATGTCGTCGAATTAAAAATTTCATTCAATACCTGTTTCGATTTCCCATCACTCGACCCCGTAAATGGAACAGATGCGCCGGGCGACGACGCAGTCGTTGTAGATGTAGATGACGAAGATGAACTAGTGGTTCCTGCGGCGCATGTACCATTGGTCGTTGAAGATTGAGAAGAAGTCGAATCGCTTGCCTGCACATACGTAAATGGCGCGGGCGTAAGTGTATATGTCGCGGATGGGACGGGTGATGATGAATTTCCTATATTCGAGAAAAGGTTTCCCATATTTTATTTACTAGTTGTGTATATAAGAAAAGGATATTTTTTATATAAACAATTAAGAAGATTCGACGAACGTCTTCGGAGTTCATGAATAATGCTAAATATAAACTCCTTCGGTTATAACCAAAGGAGTTCACTCCAAAAACTTTGGCTTCGTTGGAGCCTACGTTTACCTCCAAAAATTACCGCTTGCGATAAAACATACAATATGCCTTGGTAGACACAATCTTGTTTTCGGAAATATTGCGCTCAACCTGTGTATCATTGTAATGATTCCATTCGCCCTCGCGCGTTTTTACATATGCAGTATAATGCCCACCCATTGTGCCGCCCGTATGATTACACACCGCGTATAAATCATACACGTATTGTTTAGCATTATATCCACTAACGTATTTTGATAAATTTAGACCTGTTAACGGAAAATCAACAACATCCTGACGCTTCCGGCCACCATCCGCAGAAAACCGTTTTAATGTGATAACCAATATTTTTGGAAAATTCCAAAATGTTATTCTTTTGCGCACAGCTTCGCGCGTTTTGGTCGCTTCATTAAACCACGAATTTTCGCCCTCCATGGTTTCATATGCAGTAAATGCGTCGAAACAATCATATAAAGTTGATGCTTTATTGGGTATTTCTAAATCAAGAATAAAATAATTTTCCGGGTTTACAGAATGAATCTTTGTTCCGGATATGGAGGACAATTCAGAAACATAAATTCCATAAAACATTTCCATAATTTCGGAATATTCAGACGAATATGTTTTTTTTAACATATTGTAACACGCGGTTGCTAACTTGTCCGTATCATTTTCAATTTTTCCATTTATTTTCATTTTTACCGATCTGGAAACCGTGTTATGCATGCATTCAATTAAAAACAATAAAAATTCAGGCAAATCATTTTGTGCCCACCCAGTAAACATATCCCGATCCTTTTTTAAGGCAAGCTGTTGGACGTGATGAACAAACCGGTTCGGCGATACTACTCCGTTTTGGGACCACATAACCTCACGGAGATTATTCCATTCCGAAATGAGATTGTTCTCATCGGTTGAGTGTTTCAGCGCGCGTTCAAATTTTGCGGTTGTTAATACTGCCTGTAATTCATATGTATGACTTAATGCTTGGACACACGAGTTCAAAAAACACGTATTCCCTAAATTCGCCAATCCGGTTCGACCGTCACCTTTTGATATTGTGCTCATTTAACGGAATATATTATTTAAATTAATATTATATAGAGCGTACTCTTTATATAGTAATATTTGAATGGACAATAACACTATACCGGCTCCACTCACGCCGGATGATACACTTCAAGACCAATATACAAGTGAATTTATGCGACAACATAGACTCACATTAGATACGATATATGATATGGCGGTGCACTATAATCAAAGTGTGCACGAGTATACAACCGGTATGCGTGAATATATGGGATCAAATACGGTTTCGTCCACAGTTATATCACACTACAATCAGAATATACATGGGTTTAATACAAATATGCGTGAATTAATCCGTAGTTTACAAACATCGCAGGCCACAACCGCGCGATCGTTGCAACAAGGTCGTTTCGGCAGATCGAGCAACCCACCAAGAGCCAGTCGTGCGCCTACCGTGAGATCACACCCACCACAGCCTGATACGAATCCGCCCATGCCGGCAGCAACCTCCCCAATACGTTCATCTACAAATGTAGCCGACAATATGTGGTTATTCACATATTTACTTCAACCAACTGAGCAAAATACTTCGCCCTTGACTGCGGAAGAGATATCCTCCGCAACTAGAACATATGGTTATACCGCCGAATTGTCTACGGATTTGAGTGGTAATCAATGTCCAATTTCATTAGACCATTTTCAGGTGGGAGACGTCATATGTAAAATAAACGGATGCGGGCATGTATTTAAACGCCGTGCACTCATGCAATGGTTTAGACGTAGTTCAAGTTGTCCGGTATGTAGATATAATGTTCGCCAACCCGTAAATAATACGAATCCTGTGAATCAACCCGAAACGACAGGTGAAACCGATTTGAGCCAATCATTAAATCAGCTTATGCGGACGTGGTTAGAAGGGGCGCTTAATCAAAACTCAAATGCAAACCCAAACATGTTCCAGTTTGATATATCAATGAATATAGTCGATAATGTAGGAAGGACTGACGATGATTCGACTGTAGAAAATGATGATGGCGAGGATATAAATGGCGATTTATCCGTGGATTAAGGATCTGCGTGAGAATGATAAATAAAAGGTGTATAAATATTACAGCATTTATTTCTATAATTAAGACTATGTTTAGTTGGTTCAAATCAAAATCAACTAAAAAGGTAGGGTTCGAAGATGTATTATACGCGATAAATAATCCAACCCGTTTTATTATTCTGAATACTCTTGTGCCTGATTTGCAAAATTGTTTAATAAAAGGGACACTACGTTATGAAATTGAAGAGCAAACAATAAACGATTGTTTGAATCATTCTTCAAAATTGTATCCAACCGTCATTATATACGGAAAGAACTCAACGGACGCAACGGTAGATAGTAAAGAGAAACAGTTAGAAGAGCTTGGATTTGAAGATGTATACATATATAGCGGTGGTATGTTTGAGTGGCTGTTATTGCAAGATACGTATGGTTTACACGAATTTCCTACAACAACACGAGCAGGCGACATATTGAAATATCGCACACCTGGCGCATTACAACGTCCAAGAATAGCAAACTAATAATTATATAGATAGATTGAGCAGTTTTCGCCAATGTGAAATTCGCTCATAACACTGCATTTCAAGAGTCGGAAATAGTTGTTTCGAATAATCAGTTATAAACAGGCCATGATCATTGTGTCGAAACACGCGATTGTTGAATAAACGAATCGCGTCGTCAAACGCATCTTCAATACTACTGTTATGGGTAGACATTTGATATATCATACATCTATCAAAATCGTATGCGCACAATAAATCGGCCTCTCTTACAATGTGGTATGCGTGTTGATATTCGCCGAGTGCGGGAAACCCGTGCTGTTTTACTTTTGAATAAGACATAGTAGATATAATATCTCGAATCGCGGCTATATCAGACGAACTTAACCCCATGTTTTCACGGAAAAGTAACTGTTCAATTTCATATAACCCGACTTCTACTTCCATATATTTTTTATCACATGCATCGTGAACGATGGATGCGACATAAATAACCTTTTCATATTTTGCGAGTTCGGGATATTTTGTTAATTCACTCTCGTATATTTTATTCGCATGTAATAAGATGTTGAATGCATGAGATAATCCATGCGACTCGTCTATATTATGTTTTGCAACGGTATATATGACGAATTTAAATAGTTTTGCGAATAAAGACGAACTCCTTCGGCTATCGCCGATCGAGTTCAATCCGAAAACAGCGGTTAAACCTACGTTTCCATCCATAGTGTGTATATATATTACAGTGTTTATATACAATACAAAAAATGTAATAAAATTGAACTATGCGACAGACAATCTATATAGAGTAACTCTAGTAAATATACTAATTAACAATCAAATATGGACCTCACGCAAAACAAACTTTCCAGGGCAGAATGGACGAATATTGAAGTATCTGTATCTGATGCAGAAAAAACGATTCTCAAAATGATTATCGACGGGTATCATAACGTGAATTTGCGGCGTAACGACACGCTGTCTATGCGAATCACAATGAAACTCGAAGATACCATCAGGGGAATTGATGAATATTTATATCAAGAATATTTCGAAACCATCGTAAATGATATGCTATCCAAATATGGTGAAATCGAACACGCTGCCGCCGACGCACCAGCCGATAATAAACGGTCGTCAAAGAACAAGAAGATTACCTTGAGATCCGGCGAGCTCATTCGAATCAATTCTATCGATAAAAAACTCGATACCAAACGAGCAGATATTTTCGAATACATCTTGTTGAACTTTTGTCGTGAAATTTTGAAATCACTCCATGCGAATAATGATCAATATGCATTTCATTTATACACCATGATGCAGGTTCGTCGCGCAACAATCTCCGGCGTGAATCCACATGTGATGAAATTTGTGGATTCTGTAATAAATCACAGTATCGATCATCTTCAGATGACTGATGTATTGTCGCAAGCATATAAGTTCATTGAGAAGAATCCGCACTTGTTGAAATACGAAGACAAAACTCTTTTCGAACATCAAAAGCAGATATTTACCGCATTTCGATATAAACAGCCCACAAATACCAGTCTGGATTCCAAATTAGAATCCATGGCCTCTGTCCCATCAAAATTGGTATTATATACTGCGCCCACCGGCACTGGTAAAACATTGACTCCTCTTGGATTATCAGAGGGCTATCGAATCATATTTATATGTGCGGCACGTCATATTGGTCTAGCGTTAGCAAAATCCGCGGTGTCTATGAATAAACGTATAGCCATTGCCTTTGGATGTGAAACCGCCGATGATATTCGATTGCACTACTATGCGGCTTCCGATTATACTATCAACCAACGAACCGGTGGAATCGGGCGGGTAAACAATAGTGTTGGCGACAAGGTTGAAATCATGATTTGCGACGTGCAATCCTATTTGATCGCGATGCATTATATGTTAGCGTTCAGTCCAACATATGAGGGTGATAAGGATAATGTTCACGCGGATACAGATTTGATTACCTACTGGGATGAACCAACTATATCTATGGATTACGACGAACATCCGTTGCATTCTACGATTCAATCTGTATGGCGTGAAAATCGGATTTCAAAGATCGTGCTATCTTGTGCGACATTACCGCACGAGGATGAAATTACGGATGTATTGGGCGATTATCGTGCTAAATTCGCAGGTGCTAAAGTAGAAACAATATCAAGTCACGATTGTCGAAAGTCGATCGCGCTATTAAACCCAGATGGAAAATCCGTCGTTCCACACCTATTGTATCGCGATTATGAAGAATTACAGAAATGTGTAGCACACTGCATGAAGAACAAAACAATGTTGCGATATTTCGATCTTGCTGAAGTGACTAGATTACTGCATGTCGCGAATCACACAGAAAATGCATTGGATGAACAGTTTATTATGGATACGTATTTTGAAGAAGGTATTGGATCGATTACTATGAACAGTATAAAAATATATTATCTATGTGTGTTGCAGAATATTAACCCCGATTGTTGGGTTCAAATATATGATCAACTATCGATCGAACAACGACCAAAATTCGCAGCACATGCGTTGCGAAAGACGACTAGTTTACAAGGTGGGTCTACTTATCAAACTCCAAATGCGGGGGAGAAGATCACGCGGGTTCTAAGTGTATCTGCGCCGGTTCAAGATAACAAACCGCCCGCACAAACAATGCCGACTGGAGTATCTATCACCACGTGCGACGCACATACACTAACCGACGGACCAAGTATATTCTTAGCAGATAATGTCGAAAACATTGGTCGATTTTATATTAAGACTTCTCAAATACCAGAGCGGGTTTTCAAGGGAATTTCTGAAAATATTGCGCGAAACAATGTGATACAGAGGAAATTGTCGCAGGTTGAACAGCAACTCGAAGACAAAGAGGCCACGCAAGAAGCGAAGGAATCGGGATCTGGTAAGGGAGACAAGAAAAAAAACGATCATAAATACAACCGTGATGTGCAAGTCGTATCAAACGGGAATCTCCATAAACAATTGGACGAATTACGTGCCTCGATTCAGCCGGTAAATCTGGATCATATGTATATACCGAATACTCATAGACATCAGAGCGTGTGGGTTCCGGGTGGTAAAGAAATATCCAATGCATTTGTTCCGAGAATTTCGGACGAGGATGTCTGCGAAATCATGGCTCTCGAGGTAGACGACGACAAGAAAATATTGCTGTTGCTCGGGATCGGAATGTTTGTCGATGAAAAATCGGCAAATCCTCGATATATTGAGATTATGAAGCGATTGGCGAATGAACAGCAATTGTTTGTAATTTTAGCATCATCTGATTATATTTACGGAACGAACTATCAGTTCTGCCATGGATTTATTGGAAAGGATCTAAAACATATGACTCAGCAAAAGACCATTCAGGCAATGGGGAGAATTGGTAGAAACCAGGTCCAGCAGGATTATACGATTCGATTTCGCGATAATAGTATGTTGCAGCAATTATTTCAAACTCCTGCTGAAAATAAGGAGGCGGTTGTTATGTCTAGATTATTTGGATAAAATGGTATGTTAAGCGAATCGAAGTTTTCAGATTATTCTAACATGGGATATCCAAACAATTCAAAATCGCGACGATAATATTCGTTTATTAGTGCTATCGCGCGCTTGTTCAAAGCAGCACTGTATTTTGTTTCTTTTGATTCGATAACATGTTTCGATGTTTGTAGGTTATAATTAAAGTCGACGAAGCCTAGGTGTTTCATATCAGCCGTAAGCGTTTCGGTTCGAAGTATAATCATGTTTTCTATCAATTCGCCACGTTCGTCGGTTACAAATAGATATTGTGGTATTTTATGGTTATCGAAAGTATCATCTTTTGCTAAATATTTTTTTAGCTTATCAAATACCGTCTTTGGTTGGTGTATTGTAGTTTCATTAATAATACCATTGAATAACAAATCGGAGACAACTCGGTCGTATGGATTGCGCACGATGGTTATAATTTCACATTCATTCCGCTGGTATAGATTATCAGATACGATGTTGCGCTGCGTATCATTTTCCCATAAAATGCCCTTGTATTTTTGCATTTCACGCCACGTTAAATGCTGAAGTGAATGACTAAGAGTATACGAGAGTTCTACCTGTTTGAATGTGCGATATTCGAGTGTAGCCAGTTTGGGACTTCCTGGACGACGATCTTCTTCGCTATTCGCACTCGCATCATCCATATGTTGTATTGCTAGATGGGACGATAATGTTCGGTTTAACACCCCTCTTTTTTTATCGGTTGTTTTCGCCCTTGTATTCGCAGCCTGTGTTTTCCATGCGCGCCGGTATTTGTCTACTTCATTTTGGATGGTATTTGGATAATATCTGAAATATAGACTATTTGGTTCTAAAGCTGTTTTTGTGCGCAAACTAAGATATTTTTCAACACTTGTCCCCCCGGTCTTGGGAATATGTATTAATAATATCCGTTCCTTTTTGAAATACGGCATTTGTTTTCTAAAATATAATTACATTTGATTCAATGTAATTATAACACATTCAGCGTTCCAATGTTATTTAACAATACTTAATGCATAGGGATTTCCTTTCAAAACGCTCAGCACATCGCCATTTGAACGATCTGCTTGCATACCGCTATACAATTCCTGTTTACCTTGCAGCCTGCCCATATTATCTAATCCAGGAGGTTGTCTAGACATTACCGGAACGGGTGCGCGATTGTTCGACAAATGGTTGGTTCTGTCGACCGTTTGAACATTAATCTGGTTATTCGTCAATGCAGCATTTCCCTTAACAAGCCGTCCATTAATTGTAGAAGATTTAATATCATTATTGCGTTGTCTATATTCGGCATCGTAAGGCCGGGCTTCGCGTGTTCCATCGCCAGCAGAAGCATTTCCGGCATAGAAACGATCAGATTGAGTCATGCGGTTATTTGATATGGGTTGCACATCAGATACAGTGTAGCCACCCTTGTTCATTTCGTTCGTGCCGGCATTTAAATGGAATTTCGATTTCTCGGTGGTTTCACGTATTGTTGTTCCAAGACGATCGGCTGGGTTAAAAATATAGGATTGAGGAACCTTTGAACCAGCATTTTGATATGGTCGCAATGTGCCTATCGTATTTTCCTTGCGCGATGGTCGTAAAATATCTAACAATGGCGATATGACGGAGCCAATTGCCCCACCCACTACACCAAAATAATCGGTTTGTTGATTTGCCGACCGATTGTTTACATACGACATCTGCGATTTTGCACCATAATCAGCGTCGCTTAAATGACCCTTCCCTACCGCAGATGATACGGCGACAGGGACCGAACCAAGATGGGTTCGTGTAGACGGCATGTATTCGCCGTCAACAAACATGCTCGGATTTTGCGATGTGGCTGCACCAGTGTAATTGGTAGTTGTTTCCGGACGGTTTGTATATCGATCCTCTTGAATTGGGCGAAGCGTAACACCCTTTTCGGCGCCAGTAGTGGTCATTAATCGATCTTGTCCCATTTCAAATGCGCGTTCGACGCGGTTCTTTTCCATCGCACCGATTGTCCCCATTTCTTTAATGCTGCTCATGGCCGGTCCTTCGTGCCCATACAAGGCAATACCAGAAGCCTTTCGGTGATTATTTGTGCGCAAATCATCGATCGTTTTGGGCATCCAAGCCTCTCGATTTAACATACCTGAATTATATCCGGCACTTCCCTCTGTATTATAACCCAGGCCTACACCGGGCCCGACTTTTTCCTGCTTAAACGGAAGGACATTCGACATTTTCATTCCGGGGTTCACGCGAGATTGCATAAAATCCGTCTGATTTGGTGTCCCGTATGCCCATTGATAATTATCATTGGGTGCGAACAGAGGAGCCTGTTCGGTTTTATCGACATGTTGAGAACCTTTGCCTAAATAGTTGTCCATTAGCCCCTCATTTTGGTTCGCATGAAAGTCGCGCGTAGTAACCTTGCGTCCAAAAAATGGGACCATGTTATTGTGGCGGAAATAATCACCTTCAACCATATCTCCTGTTAAAGAACGGAATTCTGGGCCGTCTGATACTACTGGTGGAATCGCGGCCACGCTGCTGCCATTGTTCCAGCGATTTGGATCGTGAATGTCTTTTGGGTTAGTTGGTCCAAAATATTTGTCCGTATACGCCGTTCCGCTATAACTACTATTGTGCGATAATCGTTCAGTATTGTCCAATGGAGGAGATCTTACTGGAAACTCAGTTGGATAATTCACATTGTGTAAATTCGTATTAGGTAAATCTTTGTAGCCTTTAAATCCCTCTTCATATTCGTCGTCTGAACAATATTCGCTATTTTTTTTTTGCTGTCTAGAAGCCATATATAATCCGCCCATTGCGATTAAGGGTATCGCTAATTCCATTGTATATAGTAATCTTATATACAATAGATATAATAAAATCATTTCTATTCGAACTTCTTCTGCGTGCTTCCGGAGCTCGCTTAATGTTTTGATAAATAATAATCAACGGAGGTAGGATTTGCACGACTGTTATCAAAAGAAACAGATACCGATGGTTTGTAATAATCTTTTTCTAAAATTCGTGTTTGAATATTATTATGGAAAGGTTTTTCCAAGTTTGCCTGTGGATTAATTATGGGCATTTCCCATCGTGGATGTTCTAAATCGCGATATCTCCATGCGGGATGGCTTGCTCTACTTTCCTCAACAAACGGTTGATTTGTCGCATATGTGATTTGAGACGTCTGCGCTTTTTTGTCCTTATATTGATTCGTTTCTATGTTATCGCGCTGAAGTGGACGAGACAATCCGATCAAATCACTTTCAAGGTTTACGGTGTTTGTTCTTAAATTCGCACCCCATTTTTGCATGCGGATCTGCGTGTCGTCTTGAAAAGGCATCTCCGCACCAGGTCCCGGAACGTCTAATTGATATCGTCCCACATACGTCATTTCTTTCATTTGTTGTTGAATTCGCGCATCATCGTCATAGAACCGGGTAAAAGACATATAGAATGGGTTGTTATATATAAGTCACATATAAAAACCCAGAACACTACAGTTCACGTCGCGTTCTTGGTATGCTACTTCGCGTTTAGATCCGTCGGCCTAAATCGCATAAAGTTTTAGCAAAATTATTATATAAATGCGTAATATATAATGTTTAGATCGTGGGGTAGCAATATTGTTCGACTAAATCTACGCGCGCGTAGATGCTTACATGTTCCTCGTAACATTAATCCTGCAGTATTATCCACAGATTGCATAGCGTTTTTAAGGGAATTAAACTCAAGGTGTAGGAGTGATCATACCGAGTGTCTCGCTAAACGAGAGGCTGTATTTAATGCAGGTGTGTATGGTTATCGTGAGGATACAAAAGCCATCCGTGACGGCACGTGGATAGCAAATACCATACCCGATGATCTGAAGCGAAGACATGTTGAAATAACTGGCCCGGGAAATGATGCGAAAATGGTTATCAATGCATTAAATACAGAGGCGAATGGATATATGTTAGATTTAGAGGATTCCATGGTTCCTTCATGGAATAATGTTATGGATGCACATGCGAATATTATAGATGCGGTTCGTGGAAAATTAACTGCTAAACGACCATATTATGATCCCTCCCCCATTCAGCTATCGCCAACGGAGGTCACCAAAACTTCGGGTAAACCTGAGTTTTTGTCTAATACACGCGTGAAAGAATATTCGATCGCCAATCGCAATCTACCAACACTGTTTGTGCGCGTTCGCGGTCTCCATATGTTTGAAGACAATGTATTGGACAATAATCTTCAACCTATACCCGCAACAATATTTGATATTGGGACGCATTTGTATCACAATGCAAAATACATGACGTCGCGCGATGCATTTATGCGCGGACCATATTTATATGTTCCAAAAATGGAATCATATGAGGATGCTTTGTTTATAAATAAGGTTATCACAGAAGCTGAACGGATGCTGAATTTAACAGATAGTCCAACAAAGGTAACCGCATTAATTGAAACGTATCCTGCTATATTCCAGATGAATGAAATAATTTATGCGTTAAAAGATAGAATCGTTGGATTGAACTGTGGAAGATGGGATTATTTATTTAGTATGATCAAATGTTTGGGTAATCGAATTGTATTACCCGATAAAAATTTATTGACCATGGACAAGCCATTTTTAAAGTCATACGTGAAGCAGATTGTAGCAACTGGTCATTCTAGAAATATTCATGCAATCGGTGGGATGTCTGCTGTAATACCCACCAAAAACGAGTCCAACAATAGAGACATTATAAAATCTGTATTGGACGACAAGTTGACCGAGATTGAACGCGGCTGTGACGGTGCATGGGTTGCGCATCCTGCATTAATTGCACCGATCAAAGAATTATTCGAGAGTAAACTAGATCGCAACAATCAGTATCAGCACGCGTCGAAAGAACCGGAATATATATGTCTATCGGTAGACGACATGTCGGACATGAGTTCATTTGAACATAAATTTTCCGAAGAAATGTTGCGCAAAAATGTGAACATCAGTCTACAATATATATCTGCATGGTTGAGCGGAAACGGCGCAGTCGGGTTAAACAATATGATGGAAGATTTGGCTACAGCCGAAATATCGATTAATCAGATTAAACAGTTGTTAAGCGCAGGACAATCGATAACTGACTATAAAAATAACATACAATATACATTAACCCCGCCCCTACTTAATACACTATTACACGAAGAATATCAAAAGTTCATACATGAAAATCAGGTAAAATATTCATCGAAATATTACGGGACGGCAAAGTTAATATTAGAAGATTATATATACGGAAATTATAAATTTTTACCTCAGGTTGCGAGCAAATACTTGCAACATTCAAATACATTCCGTGGTATTCAATATGACGATGCATTATTGAAAAAGCTTGGAGGTTCGCTTGGATATTTAAGTGGTGTAGATTTGACCAAGCATCGCGGAGAATATTTGAACCGAATATTATATGACGGTTCTAATCGACCCTATAAATTTTTGGGAACTACGAATGGTGTTGCGGCAGTCAATGTAGTCGCCGGCGGAAATGGAACAGTTGGACCGTATGCGGGAGGATGGCAGACCAATGCGATGAAAAATAGATTGGGAATGTTATTACCAGATACGCTGCACGTTTCGCCCGAAGAGGTCGCTGTATGTGCACAAGAAATAAATAACCATCTTACCAAGGCAGATTGCATTCAACATTTGCATACATGCAAGACAAATAAACCGCCAGTTATAAATTACCATGATATCGCATTATTAGCGGACATGGAACAAGGATGGAATACGCCTGAGAAAATAAGAATTAGTGTAAAACTCGCTATCGAAAATGGTGTGAATGTAATTCATATTGAAGACCAGGGAGAGAAAAAACGCTGCGGTCATCTTGGCGACAAAGAGTTGAATGTATATGAGGATTATGCTCTTATTTTACGCGCGGCCAATTTGGCCGCACAGGAGGTATTGGGCAAAGAGCAAGCCGAAAAACAATGGGTTAGGTTTGTTGCGAGAACTGATGCATATTCTGCAAAAAGAATAGTTAATTCGAGTAATTTATATAACCCATCTCATGATGAACACAAATTTGTTGATTGGAATCGTGGACCGACTCCCGATGGTAAATATTTATATTTAAAACAAGGCGTAAATTCGGAGACAGGAAGAACATGGGGTATGGATCTATCGATAGAGCGAGGCATAAAGGTGGTTGACCAAGGATTGGCGAGTCACGTATGGATGGAAACACCAAACGCGGATTTAGATGTAGCTCGTGAATATTTGATCAATGTTAATCGAGTGTTGATAAAGAAGGGAAAACGTGCGCAAGGATTATATAATCATTCGCCGTCTTTCGACTGGGATGTGAAGTTTTCGGCCGATGCGATTCCGTTAGCAACCGATTTAGTTAATAAACTACATGGATTAACATCGAGTGTCGCTCCGGCTTATATACATGCATTATTATGCAAACATGGTTCGGATGTGAAGGGAGATCATATATTTGGGAAAAGCGCGATTAATCAGATTTTGATGGCGTGTAATGATGAGGTTGATTATGAGCGCTTAAAATATAAGCTTGGTGAAATAATTGTCGATGAACGATTGAACAATTTCAGTAAAATGTTGTCGTCGTTTGGATTTAATATGCATCTGATCACTCTACCTGAATTCCATATAACCGCATTTAATATGCACAAATTATCAAAAGAGTTTATTGATAATGGAATCAATGCATTTGTAAAACATACACAGCGACCCGAACGTTTGTTATCCGAGATTGACCCTACATTTACATATTATAAACATCAGACCGCAACTGGAACTGGTGTTGAGGCGACATTCAGCGAGGCAGTCGGTTCGACAAACGTTAATATTTTAGCAGATTCGACCGAATCTGATGATATTAAGCTTCGTAAAAAATAAACAATGTGTATTAGTAAATGAATAAATAATGGTTCTTTATTCATTTGTTGAGGTAACGTAGAAGTTTCAATTTATTATACGATTTGATTCAATTCTGCTTCTTTGCATCTTCCGTATGTTTTACGGTGCCATTGTGTAACACCGTGCTCCAATATACCATCCAAATGTTGTTTCGTCCCGTAACCTTGATTTTTATTTAGATGGTATTTATCATCTAATTCTGGATGTAGTGTGCACAATTCGTGAATATACTCGTCCCGCGCTACTTTCGCCAAGATTGATGCAGCCGCGATGGCTGTATATTTATTATCTCCGCCTTCAATTGTTTCATGCGGGACCGTAAATAATTCTTCCGTAGTTTCATCAAATATTGAGTATGGTCGAAAATCGTTACCATCTATTAGTAGCAAGGTTTCGCGCGAATTTATAGCGCGGTTTGTAAATATGTCGCGAATCGAATTATGCATACCCCGATGAACAGCCTGGCGAATATTTATTTGATCGATCACATCAGCCTCAATATATTGTATCGACCATGCAATCGCATTTGCCTTTATGTAGTCCGACATTTCACTAATTTTTTTCTTGGAATGGAATCGCTTGGAATCCTTCATCCACTGATGCTGAAATTCGGTTCCTTTAGGTAAAACAGTGGCCGCTACATACAACCGACCAAACAATGGACCTCTCCCCGCCTCATCCACCCCAATTTCGAATGTGTTTTGTTCGTTATAGTAAGCCGATAGCGACATTATAATTTGTATCCAGCAAATCATCTGCATTAGATATCAATTTTTGACTTAGAAAATTTGACGAACCCGTGGGCGCTAGTCGAAGGTTTCCGAGTGAACTCTGAAGACGATAATCGACGGAGTTTTAGTGAAGGAGTTCGAATATTTTCGATATATAGAATATATCGGAAATAAATCATGAGAAGTATAAAACTAACCCCGTTTATTTTGTTTCTCATATTGTTGTTAGTTTTAGTCGTCGCTATGATATTTGGATACAAATCAAGCATGGTTGTTGAAGGTAATAGTAATGCATGGGAACCGGTTACAGCGGCTACCCAAACCGTTGCGGCATATAGCACTAGCAATCAGTTAACAACTATTTTAGCGAATACTGATGCTACGTTTGTGTTCGATCCGAAAAATGGTAACATTGTGATACAAAATACGGCTGCCCCGACAACATACACATTGTTAACGCGCGAAAGCCAAGGTCAGACCCTCTCTATCACAACCACGGCAACACATACCGTCAATAGCACCATGGCCGAATCATCTACACCATGGAGTGCTTCGATTCTAACTAAGTATACAATATTATATGCACCTGTAAACAAATCGACATTAATTATTATCATTAAGGACGACTCGGTCGAGACAATTTTTAAGAATACCGGGGATGTATCATCGTCGTTTACTCTTTCGAATAAATCGATCGGTATTGCTGGGACAACGGCGAATCCAAATAGATACGCGCCCCCTTTTACCCAGACGGCTGAAAAAATTAAACTAGATGGTAATGATGTGAATGCGATTAAGATCGCAGATAATTTGTATTATGAGAAAAGTAGGGGTATTTGTATAAAATCATCAACCGGAACATTTAATACAGCACCCGAATATAAAACAGGGGTTTCGAAACAGACTCTAAACAATGACGTCTTGGTTTTATCTACTATGGTTGATAATAAAATTGTGGTAAACCTTATTACGAAAGGAAGTATAACACCCATCTATACTTTAGCGTATAGTATACAACTTACACAAGATGCTGTGGATAAAAAACTCAAAAGCGGAGACGCTGGATCAATTACGCTAACGGTTGATACACCGGATGCAGAAAATTCATCAAATGATACAACCGTTAACGCTTTACTCGCTATGATTCGAGATCAACTTGCGTCTCAAAATACTGCATCTTCCAATGCGTCTTCCTCTCAGACCACGTCTTCATCTCAGACTGCGGCTTCCGCCCCTATCGCAGCTCCAATTATATCGACCGGAGATGGACACTGTTCCGACCCGCGCTATATGTTAAAGACAGAGGTTGTTCCACCGGTGTGTCCCGCATGTCCCGCGTGCCCGGCATCCTCTGGTTGCAATCTATCCATAAGTTCGAATGGTGAAATTGTTGATTGTAACGGTAAAAAATACACTCCGTCCGATTTGTATACGGCTGCCGGCTCGATGAGTTCTTCTCCAGGAACATGGGCCGGTGCCGCCGCGACTGGATTGAAGGAGACGGGTGATGTACTGGAAAAAACGGTCGATACGGCGGGAAATACAATCACCAAGACGGTCGGAACGGCTGGTAATGTAGTTACTACTACCGTTGATACTGCGGGCAATATAGTTGGTAAAACGATTGATACTGCGAGTGATTTGGTGAAAGGAGCCGCATCAGGTGTATCCGATATAGCATCCGGTATCGGAAGTGGACTCGCTAGTTTGGGTAGAGGGACGGCGGACGTGGTTAAATCAGTCAGCTCGGATGCGACCGGTCTTATTTCCGGCGCAGGCTCCGGGTTACTTGGATTGGCGTCCAATGCTCAATACTATCAACAGCAACAAGGAGGGTATCCCCAGCAGCAACAAGGAGGGTATCCTCAACAGCAACAAGGAGGGTATCCTCAACAGCAACAAGGAGGGTATCCTCAGACGCAAGGATATCCTCAACCGCAACAACCCAGTTATGATTACGCATACAATAATGGCGGTTATAGTAATTATCAATCATGCAATTCCCAAGGTAGTGATTTTATGCCCATTACAAACGATTTCTCTCAATTCACATAAACTTCGACTAGCACATACGTTTTCGTAAAGATAGAGCCGAGGTTCCCCTCCATAATACAAATGATTCGTTTAATAATTTGTATTATTAAAAACAGTTAGAGTAGAACACATATATTATCTCAAATAAGTATGTCTACAAATTATCACACATCAAGCCGTTCACAACGAAAAGAGGACGACGATGACTTCTCCGCAACATTGGAACGATCTTCTATAGTGAACGAAATAACAAATATATTATCATCTTTTGAAGACAGATGCTCCGACGTTCATTTCAAAAAGGGTATATATATATACGGTTCGCCAGGATCGGGCAAAACATTTTTTGTTACAAATTTGTTAACAAAATTGGGATATGATGTAATTACATATGATGCGGGTGATGTTCGAAATAAGGCGTTAGTTGATACTATTACATGTAATAATATATCGAATCGCAATGTCTTGGATATGATGAATAAAAAGGTCAAAAAAATAGCGATAGTAATGGATGAAATCGACGGAATGAACAATGGAGACAAGGGTGGAATCAACGCATTAATCAAATTGATTCGTCAGAAAAAAACGCAGAAACAGCGCTTGGAAAGTGTTACTCTTAATCCAATTATTTGCATTGGAAATTATTATATGGACAAAAAAATAAGGGAGTTGATGAAAGTATGTCATACATTTGAGTTAAAATCGCCAACTCGTGATCACATAGAAGAGTTATTGGAACGAAACATTTCGCGATCTACTATTGATCCACACAGAGAAATGCTATTAAATTATATTCAGGGAGATATACGTAAATTATTGTTTGTTGAAAACCTATATGCGAATAAATCACATCTTTTAACCGACGACATACTTCAAAATATTTTTCAGATAAAGTCTTATAATGAAGATTCCAAGAGGCTTACGTCAACATTATTTAACGAATACATACCATTTAAAGATCACAATACACGCATGAATGATACCGACCGAACGGTCATTGCCCTATTATGGCATGAAAACATCGCAGATGCTTTAAATACAATGCCCCAATCAAACCAGTTAACGTTTTATGTGAAACTCTTGGATAATATGTGTTTTGCCGACTATATCGATCGCATTACGTTTCAAAACCAGATTTGGATTTTCAATGAGATGAGTTCATTGATAAAAACATTTTACAACAATAAATTGTATCATAACACGCTTGCTAGTAATAAGCGCGCATTTCATCATGACGAAATACGATTTACAAAGGTTTTAACAAAATATTCTACCGAATATAATAATCAAACGTTCATATCAAACATGTGCTTGGAAATGAATATGGACAAGACCGATCTTATCGCATTTTTTCAAGAGTTTCGAACGTCGTGCATATCAACCGAATCGGCCGACATATTGACTATTTCTGAGAATTGTTCACAAATAGATGAGCATTTTGATGGATATAATATATCCAAATTAGATGTTCGGCGGATGTATCGTTTTTTGGACAAGACGTCGAAGAAAGATTTTGTCGTGACTATTGATGATGAATTTTTAGAGTAAATATAGACGAAGGATTTTGAAAATATGTGTTCCTAACTCATAATATTATATTATATTAATTATATATAATATATTCAATGTCTTCAAAAACAATCGTTGAATATGTATGGATCGGTGGTGATTACGAACTGCGCAGCAAAGGTCGGGTCATGAATTGCCCGGTCAATTCGGTGAATGATTTGCCCACTTGGAACTACGACGGTAGTTCCACAAATCAAGCCGCCGGCCATGCATCCGAAATTTTGATAACCCCACGAGCATTATTTAACGACCCGTTTCGTGGCGCGCCACATAAAATAGTAATGTGCGATACATTTAAACCGAGCGGTGAACCTGCGTTGAACAACCATCGTCAATGGGCGGCAAATATTTTTGACCAAGCTTTAGATGAAGAACCCTGGTTTGGTTTAGAACAGGAATATTTTATGATGGATTCAATATCGTCAAAACCGCTCGGATATGGTGATGATAAGAAACAGGGACAGTTTTACTGCAGTGCCGGCTCGGCAAATGCATTTGGACGTGAAGTTGCCGAAGAGCATTTACGTGCGTGCATTGATGCCGGGCTCACGATTAGCGGTATTAATGCTGAAGTAGCCGCGGGTCAATGGGAGTTTCAAATAGGCCCGTGTGTGGGTATTGAACAAGGCGATCATTTATGGATGGCTCGCTATTTGTTGGAGCGCGTATCTGAGAAACACGGTGTTGTGATAAATATCGAACCAAAGCCATTGAAGGGAGATTGGAATGGATCTGGATGCCATGCAAATTACAGCACAAAAAACATGCGCGAAGGAGCCGGCGATAAAACGGGGCTGGACTTTATATACGATGCGGTCGACAAATTGTCGCATAAACATATGGAACATATGAGTGTATATGGTAAAAATAATGATCAACGATTGAGCGGTGCACATGAAACGTCCCCATATAATAAATTCTCGGTGGGAATCGGAAATCGCGGTTCATCCATTCGCATAGGAAATGAATCGATTCGCGATAAAAAGGGATATTTTGAGGACAGACGACCGGGTGCGAATTGCGACCCATATTTAGTGACTGGTATGTTATTCAAAACAACCGTGGTCGACTATCTGGATTAAAATTCGAACATGTTATTCGAAGGGGCTCGGATTAAAAAGGTTTGAATGTATAATGAACAACATATATAATATAATATTTTGAAATAAAATATTATATTTCATACATATGGACAAAAACGTTAGTCGAATGAGTTTCGGATTGAAACCATCCGATGATAAACATATTCGACTATTATCTAGCACTATGTCGGCATTTACTGCGACAACTGTTGTGCATCCGCTCGATGTAATACGTATTTCGCAGCAGACCAATATAATGGCTCAATATACAATTTCATATTTGTATCGAGGATATGCCGCCGGATTATTACGTCAAATGACTTATTCTGTTCCCAATGTAACCATATTCGCAGAATTGATTCAACGACATAAACGCGAACATGGATTAGAACCAAATTTTACCAACAAGGCGTTATTTGGCGCGATTTCGGGCGCAATTAGCGGACTAACCGGAACGCCAAGTGAAGTTGTGCTAGTTCGAGCAATTAATCCAAAAATTCCACCGGTTTCCATGATAACAGGTGCACATAAAATATACACGGATCATGGTATTTCAGGGTTTTTAAAGGGGGCGCATGTATCTTCCGTTCGATCGTCTGTATTTAATAGTATAAGATTATCGGTTTATGCCGAATGCAAAACAATAGTTCAACGTGCACGTCCTGAATTAGAGGGGACAAGCACGCTCCATTTTATTGCGGCGATATTAGGAACCGGGACGGGCGTATTGGTGAGTAACCCAATTGACGTGATCAAATCAAAACTACAAGCAAATCAATCAAAAATCTCGGTAAAGGACATTATATCGACAACCTATACCCAATGTGGACTCCTCGGATTCTATAAAGGGACGGTCGCAAGTTTATTTAAGAGCATTCCCCATTCGATAATCACATTTGTGATGTTAGAAAAACTGACTCGAATATTCACCGGAAATGACGCAATTTAGAATAAAAACTATATTCATTCTGTATATAGGAATGGACTTTGCGGATATTCTTTCATTAATAATACAACTTGCGTTAGTAGTTGTGTTAGTGCTTATATTATATGAAATATATAACAAATATACTGTAACTCAACACAAAGGGCGCGGATATAGTAGCATAGATTCTGAATATATATATCCAGTATTACACCCGGACTTTGTTACGCCAGACGAGAACGATTATATTTTAAAAAATGCGGGTCCGATGTTTAGGGAGAGTCTATTGGTAAGCGGTTCTCTCGAAAATGTGCGACAGAGCAAAACTGCGTGGTTATCTAGAGACGATCCGGTGGTTGCGAATATAATACACAGGGTGTGTTCGCTGACTAATCTTCCGTTCGAAAATGCGGAAAAAATGCAGGTCGTTGAATACGAACCCAATGGATATTATCGCCCTCATTATGATGCATCATGTGACGACAGAGAAGAATGCGTAGAATTCGAAAAAAATGGAGGGCAACGTATAGTTACAATGCTGATATATCTGAATGATCAATATGAAGGCGGGGCAACGCATTTTCCCAAACTGAATACTAGTTACAAGCCTCCTAAAAATACGGCCCTTTTATTCTATTCGTTGGAGAAAAATGGCGGGAAGTGCCACCCCCTTTCGCTCCACGCAGGAACACCGGTAATATCCGGGAAAAAATACATAGCCAATATTTGGTTGCGCGAACATGCATATGACGTGAATAAATAGGATCCTTGTCGACTCTTACCTAGTAAACTCCTGAGACATGCGTAGCACGGTCTGTGTAGATTCAAGTTCTTGAATTCTCGCATTTAATCTACGTATTTGTTCGTGTTGTTGTCCCAATAATGCGATAATCTCCTGTGCAGTCATCGGGCGACGTCCTTCGCCTGGTTTTTCGATCATAATTTGCGGCTGTGATTGAGATTCGGCCATACGACTTCGTTCGGCGTCAATCTCCTTTATTTGTTTTAAAACGTCGGGTTTCATCGCAGGTTCACCTGGTTTGTAGGCACTTAACAAGACATCTATGTCTTTCATAAAAAAATCGTGTATTTGTTTTTCCGATGATTTACGAATAAATTCAGATACGGATCTTGGACTTTCTCTGAAATATTGCGGATGGACATTGTTTAACATATTGCGCTTATCAAAAGTATTATGCACGTGTGAGAATACTAATATAGTTTTTAATGGGTCGAGTTGAACCATGGGAATCGTGAAATTTTTCAGAAATGATCGTTCTTCTGCAAGAGATGCTCCGTCATCGTATCGACAGTGATCGAGTAATTGTTTCCGGAATGCGAATGTTCCCGCAGTCGCATGATTGGGACCGTATGGTCCACTTTGATACATCTTTTGAATATGTTTAAAATACACATATATTTCACTCGCTCCCGCGCACATTGCTACCTTGTTTAATGTAAGTGCTTCGACAGCATGTTCAACGCGTTCGGGTGGATAATAATCATCATCATCCATATAGACAATAATATCTCCGGTCGTCTTTGAGTGCATGAAGTTGCGCTTCGCACCCAAAGTCATTTTTTGATCAAGTGCGAAATATTTAATTTGTGAAATATTTGAAGCATTTACCAAATCTTGGATTTTATCAGTGCCGTCGTCAACGATGATCCATTCCATTCGACTTCTTGGATAGGTTTGGTTTATAAAACATTGAAACATCATTTCAATAAATGGTCTACGATTGAATGTGGGTGTGCATACAGACACTAACGGTAGATGATTATTTTTATTTTTAGATTTGGCCATCTTAAATGTAAAACAATATATTATTTTATGTTGTTTTATATTAGACTCTTTCGATTATGGTTAAGGAACTTCTCTCTGTTTACCTGCACCACCAGCGGCATTCGTAGAAGCATTAACATCGCCTGCGACATTAGTCGGGATCGGAACAGTAGTATCTTTCTCCACAGCATCGACACCTTTCTCAACAGGATCGGTAGTAATATTTTTTGCAACACCGACACCGTTCTCAACAGGATCGGTAGTAATATTTTTTGCAGAATCGATACCTTTCTCGACAGCAGTTATAGAAGGAACTGGAACAATCGCCGCACCAGATAGTGGGTTTGGTGTTATATTATTCGGTAATATTGTCGCATTTACATCAAGCATTCGCTTATTTACTTTCGATTCATTCATAACCGGCATACTATAAGGCCCACTATTATTTAACGCAGCCATGCGTGACCGCATCGTTTGGTCGGTTTTTGTTATATCGGTTATTCCATCGCCACCAGAAGCGATCCCTGTAATAATTTTATATTTATTATACAAATTCATGCACATAAGAATAACTATCAACACGTTAATTAATATCAACCAAGTAAACAGATGTTTAAATGATTCTTGAATACTAAACGGTCCGGAAAATATCGAGCCAACTTTACCTGCTGCGGCAGTGGTCCACTGTTTGCGATATACTCCAATTCCACCAAGTAATGTTAATATAATTATGATCTCGAACATGTTAACGGACGCATATGTTATCATTCTAGATGTCCAATCGTAGATATATCTTGGTATCTTTGACCATTCAAATTCGGGTTTACATGCCTCGGCCTCCAAATCTGGCTTAATCGTATCGATTGTATCATTAATACCAGCAATAATATTAAAACAATTGAATCCTTCGTATACAAAAACGCCCATAAACGAATATACCACAAAATATGTTGATACCAACAATATACCGAGCGGGATATTTACAGCAGATGCCCACATCACATACATTATAAAAAATAATATAGTCAATACTATGAAAAAACACATCGAAAACACTCCACCTGTCGCAGCACTCGAAATCCATGATTGTATCGATAGATTGTTATTGATCGGCGATCCAAATAAGAATGATAAACTGTAAATCGCAACGACTATAATAGTAAACAATGTAAGTAGCGATAAGCTATATCGCCCGCTCATCGCACTGAAAAAGTTCGTCAATATAGATGTCTGAAAATTCATATGAACTAGAATAAAAAATATGACGAATAGGAAAAACATAACAAATGCATTCAATATTTTCCATTCCTTTATTTTTTTACCAAATCCGATTATAAGGTAATTTATCCATTCGATTGATCGAAACGCGGGTCCAAACATACCATACAATACCTTGCTTTTACCCTGCAGCGCGTCCGTGTTAAATGTATACCGAACATTATCAGAATCTTCCAAGAAGAATACAATATAATACCAATTATACACAAAAAACCAGGTCATCAATATAGTAACGAATTTTTGAGTCTGTTCTTGAAACGTAGTAATTTCGGAATTTGTCGCAGTATTACTAGTAAGTGCATTTGCTATGTTTGTGATAAGCGTTTTAATGTAACGATTTGATCGTAATAACAATAACATAATTTGTATCTTTATCATGCGTATATAGGAACCGATCTTTTTGAACACGTTTGTTAACATTTTCGACACGGACAACATCGAATTTGATACTTCATTCGCTGCTTCTTTGATACCCTTTGTGTTCTCTTTAAAATCCTTCGCAAATGTGTCGTCTGAAAATTCGTCAAATGGATTCCCGGCATCCTTAAACAAATCTTCAAGATTAAAATTTAAATCTCCAAGATCATTCAAACTATCGAACGTGTTTGATAGTTCTGCGCTTAATTTATTGATCGCGGATGCGGTTCCTTGACCAATGCCTTCTCCTTGCTTGGACAAATTCTGTAAGGCCGCCTTTATTTTTGGGGGATCTATTTTTTTAGCATCTTCTGTAGCAGAGAATCCTTCTCTTATGTTGGACGGTTGAGGGCGCTCATATATATCTTCAAATTCGACAATCTGTTTTGGATTATCGCGACGGATCTTACATCTTTTTCGCATCTTTTTCTTTAACTCATTTATTTCGGGATCGTCTGTTATATCTTCATCATTATCGCATGTATTATCCCATTTCTTATTCCATTTTCCCATATTATATTGTATAATGTGTATATAATAGAATATGATATTTAACACGATAAATAAAGTATGGACAACATTCTAAATATTAACTCCTGCGAGAGTGCTTCGACCAAACTATGACGGCGATTGACCAATGAGTTAAATGATTATCGCGCATACATCAACGCGCAATTTCCACCAACAAATGATAATACATTATATCGTTCTTCAAACACATGCAAGTTATAATTATATACGTATAGTGCCCACGCGGGCTTCGAAGATACCGAAATAGGGACGCCATTTGGGTCGCATTGAATATTCACAGTTGACCCACTGATATCAATCGGCGGCATATACGTGGTGAATTCAAATTCAACTGTTTTAAATCGGCTTGTATTTACTGCACCAGATGGCTGATAATCATATGGACTCGTGTTTAAACAAAAATTATAACAATAAAGACCCTCTTTCGCGAATCCCTGGGTCCGAGTGTATTTTTCAACATAATCGAATATCCCACGAGGCATAGAGATTTCTCTATAATCACCACCAAATAATATACCAAATGTTTCCATAATTGGCCGATTGTTTGCCGAGCTGTAATCGCCAGAAATATACAGATTGCTGGATGTGTCCAAAACGACATTGGATGGAATCGTCTTATATGGCCAATTTGTATAATTAGTCCATTCATTTCGAATAAAAGCATCATTTCTCTGGAAATACCACATCCAATCTGCGACCATTCCCGACGCGGATTGCAATTTCACGCGATTCGATCCGACTACATTCAAAAAATCATACTCGTAGATTTCTTTGACTAAATAAACCTGGTCTTGTGCCGCAAATAATGACTGTTCTTCCTCGGATAAAAAACAATATGTTGATAATAAATGCACATCCGCATTCCAACTATTTGTGGTATTGCTATAATTTGTAGTTGATATATCGGTTGAAGGAGGGGTTTGTAAGAATCGATACATTTGAAATTGATTTTCGCCCGCTCGTATTTTTATATATGGAAATCCCTCGGTAGGATTGAACACGTCTCGGACCTGGAATATATCCGCGATCGGGCGCAAAGTTACATTAATAATCAATTCTTGGTATTGAAGAGCGATTAAAGGAAATGCACATCGACTGTCTAATGTAAACCATGCATTTAATGGTATATACAATGCACGTCCGCGTATAGATGGTTCCGCGCCAGAAGCATTTGAAGTATATTTCGCAGAAGGATACGCATTTGCTTTGAACGGATATGCGGTTACACGTTCAGGGTCGTTTGCCGGGTCATTTAGCGAAGGAATATTTCCCGTCATAGCATCAAACAATTCGAGTTTTTGTGTATTGAAGTCACGTTTTACCATCGCATTCAAGTATTGGCCGGAATATTTCTGTAATGTGTTCGCCCCACAGACAATTTCAATGTCTTGTATGAGTTGACTACCAAGATTATCGATCCATTTAAAATCATATGGAGACCATACATTGCCGGTTTGTGCACTCGGTTCCCAAATCGGACTCCATATATCCGGAAGATTTATCACTAGATAGGTATCCATTAACAAATCGGCATACCGCTTTATTTTGAATGTGTATTTAGACGGTTCGGTCAACCTAAGTTCACGTAAACCGTCGAAATCCAAGCGAAACTTTTGTAAACCAAAATTTGTATATTTCGAATAAGTTACCTTAAAAAATGTTTTTGATGGATTTCCGGTTAATATCACATTTGCCTTTCCAACCGAAACTATATTTAATAATCCGCCGGCCATTATGAATAAATAAATATATAATAAGTGTCTATATTTTTGTTCACGTAATTACTTTATATATTCATTATATACAATGAATATATTGATAACCGGTCTAATAGACTACGTTTTAATATTAGGTTTTACTGCAGTCGCGGTCTATATTATCTATAACATGATTATTAAAATAAAGGGGAATAAACCTGGTATGTCGGAACCCGCCTTCGTAGATACTCCAAATGCTAAGCAAATCGCTCAATTAAGTGTAGTTGAAAAATCAAACTCTGGCGTGGGTATATCAAACGCCTCATTTGATCCAACTATCGATAATTCATTGCGAAATTATTGTATTAAGGCATCGTCAAATACTGCATACACCGGTGGATATATGAATTTGAATATGATAAAATATGCATTATCTAGAGGATGTCGATTCCTAGATTTTGAGGTCTATATGAAAGACGGTGTGCCTATTGTCGCATATTCAAATAACAAATCGTCATTTGAATCATTCACATCGGATGCTCCTGCGGTATCCTTAGCGGGAGCACTTTCAACGGTCATGTCGAATGCTTTTGCCGACACATGTCCGAATGAAAAGGACCCGATCTTTATACAACTTCGTATTAAAACGTATTTGTCGACTGCTTATTCGCAAATTGCGAGAATTATACGTGCAACTATGGCTCCCAAATTGTATACACAAGCGGGTGCGAATAATTCGAATATCGCAGTTCCGGTTACATTAGACACTCAATTACCCGAATTGGTCGGAAAAGCGATTATCATAGTCGATCGCGCGTCATCGCCGGGATATGATAATTACGCCACGTGCACAGACACAGATACAGAGTGTTATAGTTTAGCAGATTGTGTGAATATCAATAGCAATAGTCAAAGTGTCCGATTGTATGATGAAGATAGTCTAACATTCCAACCGATTAACCCACCAGATCCATCGGTTTACCTCTTACGAATTGTATTCCCAAGCCTAAGTTTTTTTAATAACGTTACAAATTCGAATACGTTCTATCTTATCGAAAATTACGGTGCACAAATAATTGCCCAGGCATTTTACAATAACGACTCAAATTTAGCTGCATATGAAGAAATGTTCAAAGAACACAAGAGCGCGTTTGTCCCATTATCGAGTGCAGTCACATATAGTCGCGAACATTCTTAATCAAACTTTTTCGGCTATCACGCACGATGTTGATCGTCCGTAGACATTTTCCTATTATAATATAATAGGAAAATAGTTATAACATGGCTTATCGAAAATCTAAAACAGTGAAGCGACGATTTAGACCAGCTGAATGTAATAATACTATGAATTTCCAAGAATGCGAACTCGCGGTTCTGCGCCATGCCGTGGATCAAAATGAGAAGGTTCTTGGACAAAAAGTTGCTAGTAGTGATGAGATTAAGGGAATGATTAAAATAGTAGAGGAGTTTTTAATGAATAAAAAATTGTTATGCTACGGAGGGACTGCGATCAATAATATTTTACCAAAACAGGTCCAATTTTATAATCGCGAATATGAAATTCCCGACTACGACTTTTTTTCAGCGAATGCATTGCACGATGCGAAAGAATTAACCGATATTTTTTACGCGGCCGGCTATACGGATGTAGAGGCAAAATCGGGTGTGCATGAAGGCACATATAAAGTATTCGTTAATTTTATCCCCATGGCCGATATAACGAGTATACACAAGGAACTATTTGATGCATTATTCGCAGACAGTGTTTCAGTTGCTGGTATAAAATATGTGCCCCCGAACTTTTTACGAATGAGTATGTATTTGGAATTATCCAGACCGGCAGGTGACACGTCACGGTGGGAAAAGGTATTAAAACGCCTGAATTTGTTAAATAAGTATCACCCAATAAAGAATGAATATGATTGTTCTGCTATCGAATTTCAGCGCGAAATGAGCGAGAACGACACAGACGGTGAAAAACTATACACAATTGTTCGCGATACGTTTGTTGATCTAGGTGTCGTTTTCTTTGGAGGGTATGCGGCAAGTTTATATTCGAAAGAAATGCCCAAGAAGGAACAGCAATTTATAAAGAAAATACCCGACTTTGACGTATTAACCGAAGATATTGAAAGGACCGCAATGATCGTAGAAGAACGATTACATGAGTCAAAATTTACACACGTAAAGCAGATTCGTCACGCGGCAATAGGCGAAATTGTGCCGGAGCATATAGAAATACGGTATAAGGACGACATATTAGCTTTTATATACAAACCAATGGCGTGCCACAATTATAATACGATTATAATAAACAGTCAAGAGGTTAATGTTGCGACAATAGATACGATCATGAGTTTTTACTTGGCGTTCTTGTATGCGGGCACGAATTATTACTATAATGACCGTATTTTATGCACCGCGAAGTTCTTATTTGAGTTGGAACAAAAAAATAGGTTGGCTCAAACTGGTGTATTAAAACGGTTTACCCCTCAATGTATAGGCGTCCAAGAAACGATGGAAAGCATCCGGGCGAAAAAATCCGAAAAATTCGAAGAGTTGAGAGGAAAGCGAGGAAGCGAGGAATACGAAAAATACTTTTTGAAATATTCCCCAGGAGAATTAGATAAACGGAAAAATAAGGCAATTGATGTTGACGTGAAACAACAAACAGATGATAGCGAGGGTGAAGTTGAGCGACTGAACTCCCCCGGCGATAACCGAATGAGTTTGATCGATAAACCCAAGAAAAAAACCGCAAAAAAACGATCAAAAAAGAAGGTGAGTAAACCATTCGGATTGCCCTCACTATTTTAGAAACCGGCGACCCCTCTAAAAATCCTAAGTTATTATAAAATTGATATAATCACTTTATAATAAGTGATTATAAAAAATGAACGCAACCGGATTACATCGAAATGCATTGGACAAGTTTTACACGAAACCCGATATAGTTCGCCAATGTATTGAAATGGTATCCCAGCATATACAAATACACCCAACCGATCTATTAATCGAGCCAAGTGCTGGAGATGGATCTTTTATCCAAGGAATACGGGGATTGTCGCCCAATTGTGCATTCTATGATATTGCTCCTGCTAATTCGGAAATTACACAGCTCGATTTCTTGGAATATACGAACTCGTCCCACGAAAATAGTTCACAAATAATTCATGTGATTGGTAATCCGCCATTTGGACGCCAATCTTCATTGGCTATTAAATTTATTAGAAAAGCCGCATCTTTTGCCCAGACCATATCTTTCATCCTGCCCAAGAGTTTCAAAAAGGAGAGTATGCGCAATAAGGTTCCAGAAATATATCATCTGATATGTGAAACCGATTTACCCAAGAATTCTTTTACGATCGAAGGACATGATACGGACGTTCCGTGTGTATTTCAAATATGGGAAAAACGTGAAACGAAGCGCGACGTCATTCCAACCGATATACCACGTGGGTTTCAGTTTGTTGTAAAAACGGATCTGCACGACATTTCGGTTCGCAGGGTTGGTGTGAATGCGGGTGTAATAGACACAAATACTATAGATAAAAGCACCCAGTCCCATTACTTTATTCAATTTACAAATGGGAAAAATGTATCAGATAATATACAATCGATTCAATCGATAAAATACGAAACAAACAATACGGTTGGCCCACGATCCATCTCAAAACCAGAGGTGATTCGCGCTTTCAATAAAGCTATAAATTAAATGAAAGTGTTCTACCAGACCCACAATAAAAAACGTCGAGTAAACGTAATATACCAGAGTTGGTGAATATAATGGATGGCCCAGTTTTTTTTGGAAATATTTATTTTTGTATGTTATGAAATCTAGATTCCGTCCGTGTGCACTTGAGAAACGTCGGATGCCGATACGGTTTCCATAGAAGAGAAGAATGCTTCTCGGTCCTTAAACGGAATTACGCACTTCGGATATTTCTCAATAAGACTACAGCCATTTGCGAATTTCACCGTAATTACTGGGAACTGTGTAATGTCGCAGCATATATAGGTAAGTTTTTTTGCCTTGTCGTGGGCAATTTTAGAATCAAATGTTCGATGCGACCCGATTTGATTGGACGGCATAAATTTGAGACCACCCTTTGTAAAACATTTTAGATCGTATTGGTTCCCTGCGGCATCAATATGATCATGATCTTTATTTCCCGATACCCACACAAGTTCGGGGTATAATATTGGTATATACCTTTCAAGAAGAGTCGATGCCCATCGACCATCCTTGAAATGTTCTGTTAAAACTTCAATAGGTATATCACCAAATTGAAGTTTTCCGGTTAAGTTTATTTGGAGGGGTGCGTAAGCGCCAGCCGAAGTTTGCATAATTCGATTCATTTTTACCGACGGTTGTTATATTAAAGTGAATGTGTAAATCGCGTATCAATTTTATCTGGAGTTAACAATCGCTCACTTTTTCAGCAACGTAGTGAAACATATAAAAAACGGTTCCAAATAAGAAACTCTTTATTATCAATCCAATTAAATTGAAATTACCATCCTCGTGATAGATAGCCAAAAATGAACTATATTTTCGCATAGCCGAATTCACAATAGGCATCTGAAATATAAAATATAACACTGCTATCAATATGGGCACTTGCAACTCGCCAATTAAAGTGTGCGCTGTCTCCCTTCGATACTTTTTTTCTAGATGTTCGGTGTGTGTTTGCTCGTTCGCTGCTTCGTATTCGCGAATATAATCCGAGGTAAGTTTTACCTTTGGAATATGATTCGCCTGAACCGTCTCGTCTTGCTGATAATCGACGGTGTTCATTGGAATATCGCGAGAAGGCAGCCGCTGGGGGGGCATATTCTCTAGTGTATAATTTACTTGTCCGGCCACTGCGGGTTGCTCCTTTTCCATATAACCCATATTATTCTGTTGTCCGCGCTGAGGGGATGCTTGCGGGTTCGGCATTGTTTCGGGCATAACCGCATTATGTCCATATGGGTTCGGGTGAATATTTAACGGTTTATAATTTTGTCCACTAGAATCACCCCCTTGTGTTTGATTCGAATATTGCGGTTGCCCTGATATATTTCCGTAAAATTCATTTGCGATATGCTGTGTAGATGGTGGTTTGTATCTAACTTGTGCGGAGTCCATTTCCTCCAAATCTGAAATACGCGTAGTGGAATTAGACATGGAAACTATACAATATTACACATCTAAACATTCTAAAGCGAGCGCATTCCCAGGTTATTCGATTATCGCGATTGGACTTCAATCTACGTCAATGATCTGCCTATTTTTATCACATGGAACTGATGTTGAATCGTATTGATAACATTTTTCACCATGTTTGTATATTTTTCCATCAATCTCTCCTAAAATGGGGCCTTTGAAATCCAAACAGTTTTTATCATTACATACCTTTCGAAACAGGGTTGCTAAACCAAGACCCAATAAAATGGATATGAAAATTTTCCCTAAAGCGGTATTTAACAAACGTTTCAGATGCATATTTATATATAATCGTCTGATTTTTTACACATGCCATTATTATAAATGGTATGTGGAGGGAAACAATGGGTTTGGCCATGGATCTCGTCAACCCTGTGTTGGTATTTTCGAAATGTCCATAGGATTTGCAGGACAAGTAACCATTTTTTGCTCGAACGCAAAACACTGGCTTGCCTTATCGCGATAGGTCATCAATTCCACATTTTCCGGGGTTGGATAAATATAAATTTTGCGAGTATCGCCAAGTGTTGTGCACACGAAAAATATCCCAATTGCGAAACTAATAATAAATATAGGGAGACTTACATATTTTGTTATTTGGAACATTTCTATATATTCTGTGTGGATTATTATGTTTTACAAACAAAACGGTTTTATGCCGATTGTTGAGACGCCTTCTCCTTCTTTGCCTTCTCCTTCAACCGCTTTTTTTTACTAGCAGACATCTCACCGTCTGGGCGAATACTCGACTTCTCCTGTTTTTCGCCGTCTAGACGATATACTAAACTATTGGGGTCGTTCGAATCAAATATATTCGGGTTTTTCGCCATAAACTCGTCATACTCCTTCTTGCGCTGGATCTCGCGTGCTTGCTCCTCCAATTGCTTCACAAACTGAGCCTGATTTTTTGCCTGTGCACGCGCCTTCAATCGTTCCTTCGCGGTCGTTTTTTGTTGTTCTTGGTTCATCGCATTTGTATCAAGGCGCGCTCCGGCTGGGATATTCATACCCATTGTCTTAGCCATATTCTTAAACATGTCGCCCATCCCACCCATACCGCCACCATCTGCCCCTCCAGTAAAATTTTTAAACATATCTGCTAAACCCCCTTCGCCGCCCAAACCGTTCATCTTTTTCATCATTTCAGACGCCTCCTTCATTAAATCCTCGCGTGAAATATCTCCGGACTCCATCTTGCTCGCCAACTTCTCTCTCACCGTATTAACGACATTCTTAATCTTCTGTGGATTTTGCATCAATTTTGATAACACGTCCTTTGTTGAGGTCATACCTTCCATATCTGCACCAAATGATGCTGCGATATCCCCACTCATATCTTCCGCCAATTCCTTGGCTAGTTTACCAATTTTGCCGTCAAATAATCCCTGTAAATGACCGTGCAATTCCTCCATTTTGGGCAGACCTGCAGTCTTGGAACTGCTCGGTTGGGCATCCGCTTCCGGACCCTTTTGTTCCATTTGATCGAAAAATTTTCCAATGTTAGACATAGCATCTTGTAACTTAGTATGCAAATCCCCCTCCTCCAAATTATCAAACATGCCCAGCGTTTCACCGAAATTTACCTTGTCCTTTATAGAATTTACTAAAATAAGTAATATTACTTGCAAATATTTCCATAATGTCTCCTTGGTTCGGTCGCTGATCCCTTCGCAATTGTATAGTAATTTGAAATCAACATTTGGTAAAAATACGGTGTTGACTTGGCTATCGGGTGCGAATATGGCGGCATTCTGATTTAATATGTCGAAAAACCGTTCAGGAAACACCTGCGAACAATGATCAAATAATTGCTTAAATTCGATTACACCTGCCTCGGGACTTGCCCATTTTGTCCACATGTGGGCAAACTCTGGAAAAGTAGTAGACAGGTCGTTTGTAAAATCGACGATCGATGATCGGAATGTCTCGGGAATATTGGAATCTGAGGGATCCATTTTATTATGAAAGTATTATAAATACACGATTTAAACCCTTTCGTTCTAAAATGATTTATTGAAACTATATAGATGGCTACTCAGTAATTATATTACCATAGTAACTCCCTCCGCTATCGTTTACGTTTTAATCTAAATACAATGTCTGATACTACCGGCTGTAAAGGAACAACACAAGATCAGGATTTTAAACAAAAAATAAATGTATCCATTTCGTTTATCATGGAAATATATCGAGTTGTAATTGGATCATTTTTGTTATTATTTGTCCCTCAGAAATGCGGGGAGAATGTGTGTGAAATTTCGGACAAACTTAATAATACAAATGCGTTCCATAGAACTATATTAGCATTCAATGCACTCACATGTGCACTATTTCTAGCAATGTATTGCGTTGAAATACGACGCGAAAATAAACTGATTACTTATTTACAAGTTAATCCGGCTCGTCCTCGTGACGATGAGTCGGTTAGGTCTGCGCTCATGCGATTATCTCCCAAGAGACACGACGCAATTCTCATACTAGACAGTTTATATCAAAGAGTAGGCATAGCCGCATGTAGTTGTTTTGTTGTAAATGTAGTATTAAGCGCCATCGGAATATTTGCGAATATTTATGATAATAATACAATTACAGCATTTATTACAAATATCCTATTTATGAGTATTAAATTAATCGACGTGAACACGGTTACAAATACCAACGAACATATTTTCTTGTCGGCTTACCTTGCCGAACGTCTGCAGTACAACGACGTTGACCCTGATAAAATTATTTCACCGACGGAAGTGGTCGAGACCTCCAGGTTGAGTGAAGTCGTTGATAAATCGAATTAAACTCGGGCGGCTTTCGCATACGGAGTTTCTCATAATAATATTTTTTCAATAAACACATAAAGATACGGTATATTACTTAATATCTAAGTAATGTATCGCGAAGAGCTTCTAGATACGATTCGCACGATTTGCGAGCCAGGAAAGGGTATTTTGGCTGCAGACGAGAGTCCTGCTACAATCGGTAAACGTTTTGCGGGTGTTGGGGTTGAGAATACACACGAAAATCGAAAGACATACCGCGAGTTGTTATTTAATACTCCATGCCTATGGAATCATATTAGTGGTGTAATTACATACGAAGAGACATTATTTGATCTAGATTCGACCGGCGATAAATTGATTCAGCCGTTACTCGATGCGGGTATCATGGTAGGAGTGAAGGTAGACAAGGGCGTTAAACCATTGTATTTTACAGACGACGAAACCGTTACCCAAGGTCTTGACGATCTGGATATTCGCTGTCGTAAATATTACGACGTGGGTGTTAGATTTGCTAAGTGGCGCGCCGTATTAAAAATTGACGTAGAGAAGAATCTACCATCCGATTTGTCTATTCATGAAAATG